CCCGTGGGTAGGGCATCGCCCCATTGCTGAGATTGAACCCCCTGAGATCCTCGCTTGCTTGCACCGTATCGAAAAGCGCGGTGCATTGGATACCGCACACAGAGCTAAGCAAGATTGTGGGCAGATATTCCGGTATGCCGTAGCAACGGGTAGGGCATATCGTGACCCCACACCCGACCTGAAAGGCGCGTTACCGACTGCCAGAAAGCAACACTTTGCTGCTATCACCAACCCCGCTGAAATCGGTGTGTTATTGCGTGGTATGGAAGAGTACAAGGGCAGCTATGTGGTGCAGTGTGCTTTGAAGCTATCCGCTTTGGTATTTTCCAGACCGGGCGAATTACGCCAAATGGAATGGGCTGAAATCGACTTAGCCAATGAAGTATGGGAACTGCCAGCCGACAAGATGAAAATGCGTATGCCGCATGTTGTGCCACTATCCCGCCAAGCACTGGCTATCCTGCAAGACATCCAGCCGTTAACGGGGCGTGATAAGTATGTTTTCCCCAGTGTTCGCCAACGCAACGACCCCATGAGCGAGAACACCATTCGGCAAGCCCTACGGCGTTTGGGATACAGCAATACGGAGATGACGGCGCATGGATTCAGGGCAATGGCACGGACGGTACTTGAAGAGGTTCTAGACTTTCCGATAGAGATCATCGAGCACCAGCTAGCCCATGCAGTGAAAGACCCCAACGGCAGGGCATACAACCGCACTAAGCACTTGCAGAAACGGGCAACCATGATGCAACGGTGGGCTGATTACCTTGATGAACTGAGGGCAACCACGGGAGGGGATGTTATCCCATTCAAAACCAAAGTAGGGTAGGTTGCCACTAGCAGAACACCCCCAAATGAGCCGGATTCGTTCCGGCTTTTTTGTGCCTGAGAAAACCAACACATAAAAAGCTGCTACAGTTGCTACACTTGCTACACTTCGCTACGTTTGACCCCCATACCCCATCATTATGATTAAAATATAAACATAATATAATTATTATAATAATATATAACTTATTGTTTTTATTATTATTTATATATTATTACTACTCTTTAACCCCCGTAGAAACCCCTGACATTCTCACTGTAGCAATTGCTACTGCTACAGTTGCTACAGTTGCTACACTTTGAGGAAAAGCAGCGATAGCACACCCATTCACCCTTGGTTATTCCCCTGATTCTTTGCGTTACGCAGTAACGGGCAAGGCGTTTGATTGTTGTAACAGAAATCAAAGCACACCCACCAAGCTGGATACTGAGAATTTCCCCAACCTGAACGCCAGCCGACAGACAAAACGCAAAATCATGATTACATGTAACGTTACATGTAATGCAGTGAACCCACACAACCCGCAACAGGGCAGGGCGGCGCGTCATGGTTGTAATAAATCATTTTGAAAACGCGGGCCGGTGGGAGTTTTTTTATTCACGGCAACGGCGGCGGGCATGTTTTCCGATAGCCTGACTGCTGGATTAACCAAAGTTGCCGACTTGAACACCACCTAACCCGCTACGGCGGTTTTTTTTATGCCTGCCGTTCTGGCAATTCTCCGACAGCAACGCTGCTGGAGATGCGGCGCGTGAATCCAGCCGAAAAAATGTAGACGATGAATCCATCGAAAACCACGACACAACAAGGAGTCGTACCGATGGACAAACTAAAGACAGATTGGATACGCGCCGCCGTATCAGGCGACACCGTAGACGGGCGCAACATTGCTGATCAACAGATACTCGACATTGCCGACACTTACGCGACCGACACCTATACCGCGCACATCTGGTTAGAACACATTCGCGGCATTATGCCAGCCGACATTTTCAAATCATTGGGCGACGTGGTGGCGGTGAAAGCCGAAGCCATCACCAGCGGCGCGTTAGCAGGTCGGATGGGCTTATACGTCATGCTCGAACCCGCACCCGAACTTATCGCGATGGTGCGCAACGGGCAGAAAGTACACCTGAGTGTAGAAATCGAACCCGACTTTGCAGGCACGGGCAAAGCCTACCTGATGGGCGTGGGCGTGACCGACTCACCCGCAAGCCTTGGCACGGGCTTGATGAAATTCAGCACCACGACTCGTACCACCAGCATTTTTACAGAGCCGATGATGTGTGAGTTAGGCAACTGCCAACCGCCACAGGGCGGCGACCTTGCCCGCATCTACACCATGCTCGAACAGCTCACCACTGCCAGCCAATCCCGCCAAACCTACGCCACCAAAAGCGATTTTCAGCAGTTGGTTGACGTGGTGAATGAACTGCGTGACGAAATTACCAAATTCGGAAACCAAACCATTCGGACGGATTACCCCGCGCCAGAATTCAACGGCATGGGGATAGACCCCGACCAATTCCACCGCACCCGCAACCCCGTAGGCTACTAAGGACACAACCCGATGAAAAACGAAACCCGCATTCTGTTCAACAAACTGAAAAACGAAACCGCACAAGCCAATGGCGTGTTAGACGTTACCGAAAAATTCAGCCTATCTCCTTCGGTGGAGCAGCGCCTTGTTGAGCAACAAAGTGAAAGCACCGATTTTCTGAAACGCATCAACGTTATCGGTGTGACCGAACAAAAGGGGCAAAAGTTGGGCTTAGGTGTTGGTTCACCCATCGCCAGCCGTACCGACACCAATACCGCCGACCGCAATACCGCGTTTGTCGGCTCGCTGGTAGCGGATGAATACGAATGCAAGCAAACCAACTTCGACACCCACCTAGGCTACCGTTCAATGGACGCGTGGGCAGTGTTTCCCGATTTTGCAGGGCGTTATCGTCGCCAAGTCATCAAACGTTACGCCCTCGACCGTATCATGATTGGCTGGAACGGCACGACAGCCGCACCCGAAACCGACCCAACCGCCAACCCACTGTTACAAGATGTGAATGTGGGATGGATTGAGAAAGTACGCCAGAACGCACCCGCTCGCATGTTGGGATACGCCAGCGACGGCACAGCCACCACCGACGTTTTCAAAGTGGGTGAGGGCGGCAACTACGGCACACTCGACGCGCTCGCATTCGACGTAATGAGTAACTTACTCGACCCGTGGCACATGGGTGGCGACGATCTGGTATTGATCATCGGGCGCGAACTGTGGGTAAACCACGGCTTGACCCTGTACAACGACAACCGCGCCGCCACAGAGCGCAACGCCCTGCAAGTCTGGTTTGCTAACGAAGCCGTCGCAGGTCTGAAAACGGTCACTCTGCCATTTTTCCCCGCTCGCGGTTTTGTCATCACCAGCTATGACAACCTGAGCTTGTACTTCCAATCCGGCAAAGTGCGCCGCGCCATCATCGACAACCCCAAACGCGACCGCGTGGAAGAATATTTATCCTCGAATGATGCGTATGTGGTCGAAGATTACGGCAAATTTGCCGGAGTCCGTGCAGGTGCAATCCAGCTCAAAAACGCCAACGGCGATTGGGTGTAAAAAATGGCATCCCTTGCCCAACAGCATTGGGAACAGCACCAGCCAGCGGCGGGCAATCTTGCCCCCGTTGGCACTGCCACCCCCAACCCCATCACCCGCAGCGCGGTATTGCAGGAACGCTATCGCCTTATGTTTATGCGCCTGCAAACCGACCTGATGTATATACGCGCCATCCGCAGCAGAGCAGGGCGCAACCAGCGCAAGCGCGAACTACTGCCAGAGTATGCCGACTACCTGTCTATCGTCCTAAACAGCGGCACAACCACCACCGACAAGGTACTCGTGCAGTGCTGTATATGGGCGTTGGATTGTGGCGACTATCGCCTATGTCTGACACTCGCAGAACACGCCATCAGCCACGGCATGGACTCACCGGATGGATTCACGCGCACCTTGCCCGAAATCCTACTGGAAGAAATGGCGTATCAGGTCAATCACGCTGATCACCCGCACCCCTACACCCCCTATCTGCACAACCTCGCAGCACTGACAGCAGGGCAGGATATAACCGATGAAATCCACGCGAAATTCTTTAAGGCGGTGGGTAAGGCACAGCACGGCGACAACCCGACAGCAGCCTTACACGCCTACCGCCAAGCCGCGCACTACGGCGCAAAAGTACAAACCATTATTCGCAAACTCGACAGCGAACTCGAAACAGAGGGAAATAATCATGAGCACCCATAACACACCCACCCAAACCCACCCGAAAAAAGCCCCAGAATGGCTAAGTGGCACGGGCGCGGCGCGTTTTCTGGGATTCGACACACATGCTGCGCTACCGCCGTAACGATCTGGAAGCCTTCCAAGCCGCTAGCACCTACGGCGCGAAACAGGAGGAAAAATGAATACCAGCTTCAAACACCACTGGCAAACCACCTACGCCACCATGCAGCGCCACAGACCGCCAATCGAACGACAGGCGCGATTATCTGCCGGACGTTATCGGGCAAATCTGGCGCGTGAGTGGCACTTATTTCTAGTGAAAGAGATCCCGCTAACGTGAAAAGCAAGCATAAAAAAAGCCACCGGGCTTTGGTGGCTTTCCGACTAATTTTTATAGATTGAATAGGAATCTAGTATATGGGCTATAGCACCGCATTGCCTAAAAAACCCTACTTACCCGCTTTGGTGAGTTCTTCCCGTACCACTTCCAGCGCAAGGCGGCGCACATCATCAGCGGTCAAAGACTGGCTATCGGCTGGGGCGGCTTTTTCACCTCGTAAGGATTCTTCAAGCCGTATCGAAATTTCAGCATGGAGTGACCGCCCGTTAGCCTTGGCTATGGCTTCCAGTTTTGCCCGTGTCTCAGGTTCTAGGCGTAATGGGTAAGAAGGCAATTGTCTTTGTTCTGGTTTCATGTTTAAGGAGTTTGAGTTCTGTAACAGTTTTCAAACTTTACTTGTACAGAAAGATTCTATTCGATTCAAAGAATTTACTTGATTCTATGTGAATCCCAGAATAAGATTCTATAAGATTTTATAAGATTTGCAACATGAGGTCTAACCAATGGCAGAAAAACAGCCGAAATCTTACCCACTACGCCTAGAGCCTGATCTTTCCCAATGGGTGAAGGAACGGGCGAAAGCTGGCGACAGGTCAATGAACGCGGAACTTATCCGCATTGTGAGACAGGCAAAGGAGGCAACAGAACAGAAACAGGCGGCGTAAGCCAAAAACGAAAACGCCCCACCCTGTTACAGGTGAGGCGATT